ACAAATGACGGTAATATATGGAAAGGAACAGCACAAACCTGGCAAACAAAGGCTTTTAGTTCAACTTACAATGCTGCAGCTGGGTTATATTTTATTGCGTACATATACAATAATAGCGCACAAACAACCGCCCCGATAATAGGCGGTACAACAAGTTTTAGTGCGAATGCAGCCGTTTACGATTTTACAAATAGTGCTAAACTTTCTTCAACATTGAACGGGCAAAATTCATTACCAGCGTCGCAAGCAATGTCTGGTACTACAACAACGAACCAAAACCCAGCCTTATTTTTATATTAAATTTTGAAAAATGGGATATAGTATTCAGCCAGTAACAATATGGCAAAACGGACAACAAATAAATGCCAACCATATTGACGCGTCAATAGTCAATGATAATTTAAGCGATTATGCGCAATTATTTTGGCAGATTAGCCTTGTTACTATCAATACAAATACCGTTACTAAGGATATTTACGATGAAAACGGCAACGTAATAGGCCAAGACGTACAAACAGAAACGGAAACGCAAAAAACTATTTTACAAAGCGGAAACACGACAATAAGCGGCCAGGCATACGATCAGTGGGGCCAGTCGGCTGATGTTAATTTGGGGGCTTATGAGTATATTTGCGATCAACTTAATTTAACCCTAATACCCTAAAAAAATGGCAAACGTACAGGAACTAAAAGCCCAGGCTTACGACTTACTGGCAAACATTGAATTTTTACAATCTAAGCTGCGCGAAGTAAATATCGCAATAGCAGAAGAAAATAAAAAAGAGCAAGAAAGTGGATCTAAACATAGCGACGATAGTAATTAGTAGCGCTTGCAGCTTTGTGGCGTCCTGGGCTGTACTTAACCAGCGTGTAAAGACGCTGGAAGAAAAGCAGGCCAAACATGACGACCATGGCGAGCGGCTTATCCGGCTGGAAACAAAGCTGGATATTTTAATTCAACAAATCAAACGCTCCAACCTTTGAAAACACAGCTCATACGATTAGCAGACGTGGCCTTTATTGGGCCGTTTATGCTGTATGCAGCGACCAAGCTAAAAGGCCAGGATCGGCAAATAATGGCAGCCCTGGGCCTTGCAACGATAATCTATAACGGAATAAACTTTGTAAAGAATGAAAAAACTATTTAAGAACTGGAAAACGACCTTTTTCGGGTTCGCTACAATTATCGGCGGTGTAGCCGCTATCCTTAAAGGCGACCTGGTTACCGGTATTACTACAATCGGCGCTGGGCTGGGCCTTACAGCGGCAAAAGACCTGGATCAAACAGGGCTTTAATGAATGAAAGGCACAAAGAACTATATTATTGCCCTGGCTATACTGGGGCTGATCTTAATTAGTAGCAAAATGAGCGCGGCTGCACTGATAGCTAAATTTGAGGGCCTGGAGCTAAAAGCCTACCAGGACAGCGCCGGGATATGGACTATAGGCTACGGCAATACGCGCAATCCTTATACAGGGCTACCAATTAAGCAAGGCGACAAGATCACTAAAAAAGAAGCCCTGGACTGGCTTCGGATCACTACAGCGGCCGTTGAAGCAGACGTTAATCGCTTAGTAAAGGTGCCTGTAAATACTAATCAACGACTGGCACTGGCCAGCCTGGTATTTAATATCGGCGCCGGAGCTTTTGCAAGATCAACGCTGCTTCGATTACTTAATAGCGGAGCAGAAAAATCAGCTGTAGCAGCCCAGTTTTTACGTTGGAATAAAGTAAAAGGTAAAGAGGTAAAAGGACTTACAAGGCGCAGAAAAGCAGAAAGCGAACTATTTTTATCCTAATTAGCTGAAATTCAGCTTTTTTATCAATCTACTCAATCACAGAGTAGATTTTTTTTTGTTAGTATCAAACTAAAATTCTATAAATTTACATACGACAAACGACTTTTACTAACCTTAAATCTACGGAACTATGGCAATCCTAAGCGATCGCGCAGCCTACTTGCGTGAACTAGATCAAAAAATCAAAACCTTACAATTTTTAGGCAAACACCTGGACGACGCAAAAGTAAAAATTGAATTTACCTACAGTTGCGGCAGCCGGGCGCTGGTAGATCAATCACTGATCCCCTTTAACCTGGCTATGGAGCTTCGAGTCCTAATCGGCGATAGCATTGACTATTATCAGCGGGTTATTACTAACGTCAATACGATACCCGATGAAATCGGTTAAATTTTTACTAGAGCTTTTATTTTTAGTTTTAGTATGCCTGCCAGTATTTTGCCTGGCCTACTTAGCTATCGAAATATCTTTTTTATTCTATAACCTAACAAAAACCCTTAAAAAATGGAAAATTACAATCTACCAGCGTTCCCGCCACAAGTAGCACAGGACAATTTAGGCCGCATTATTGCGCCGATCCCTGGAATGACTAAACTAGAGTATTTTGCTATTCAGCTGCTACCTACTTACCTAGAGCTAGGCAAAAAGCACCCACTAGCCGACAAAGGTGAGCCGATCACACCGATACAGGCCGCTATCACTACAGCAAAAAAATTGATTGATCAACTAAACGAAAAGCAAAATGAAAAAGACGTTTTACAAATTATTGAATAGCCCTAAATTTTGGCTGCTATTTACTTTACTTTTTATGCTATGGCTATCTAGTTACTGGAATTACTAATTGAATGGCAAACGACGTTTCGGAAATTATCAATTTACTACAAGCTAGACGGTACGACGCTAATAATAGGCCGCCGGCCCAGCCGCCAATCTTTACAATCCAGGGTAAAGTAGTGGGCTGCCTGCAGAGCTATATTGTATTTTCGGGCCTGCCTAAGGCTAGTAAGTCAACATTTGTGGGTGCAGCTGCAGCGTCAGCCCTTGTGCCGCCTTATCAGGGCGTTTGGGGTATGAAACTGCAGCTGCCTTATGATAGGCCCAGGATCGGTTACTTTGATACCGAAATGAGCAATTTTGACTTCTACAGGCAAATAGATAAAATAATTGGCCTGGCTGAAAAAACGAAGCTCCCGGATCATTTTGACGCTTTTTCTATGCGAGAGGATATGCCTAGCAAAATTCGAATAATGATCGAACAGTATTTAATCGAAAATAGGGACTGTAGTTGCCTTATTGTGGACGGCTTACTGGACTTGTGCCTGGACTACAACGATCCTAAAGAAACGCGACTAGTAACTAACTGGCTAAAGAGAATTACCAAGCAATATGATATTTTGTTAATCGGCGTCCTACACCTGGGCAAAGGTCACGGCGAAACGCTGGGCCACCTGGGTAGCAATACTGATCGCTGGAGCCAGTCAACTATGATAGTGGAAAAAAATAAAGACGCTGGCCAGTTCGTACTAAAGCCTAAATACATAAGAAGCGACGCAGACTTTGAGCCGGTCGCCATAATGAACTACGACGGACGCTGGAGCCAGGTACCGTACATTGAACAAGTACCGGCAATCCCTACAAAAAAAACTAAAAAATAACCTGGGGACAGAGGTAACTGAACAGCAATAACTATGGAACAGAAAAATAACAGCGGCAGCCTTTACAAAAACACTAAGGACAAGCCCACGCAGCCGGACTACACCGGATCGGCCACCATTGCCGGAAAGCAATACCGGGTTAGTGGCTGGGTAAATAAAAGCAAGGCCGGATCTAATTATTTACGGATCTTATTTAGTGAGCAACAGTCGCAAGATCTAAACGCTACAGCCAGCCAGGTTACTATGCCTATGCAGCCAAAAAGTAGCCAGGAGCCAGTAGATAGCGTTATTTTAGACGATCTACCTTTCTAAAAAAAAAGCGCCGGGAGTAGAACTCGACCGGCGCGGACAAACGACTACGGAACTTGCCGCGGTCACCTGTATTCACTGCTAAAATAGTATAAAATGACTAAAAAACTAGAAACAGCAATAGTTTTTTTTAAGCCTGGGACAAAACGGCCCAGAAAATACCGGAATATCACTAACAGGCTCAAATTTGGCCAATTTTGCGCTAGTTCGGGCGCTTGGTATATTAACTGGTACGACAAGGAAACGGCCAATTTTGAGGGCCGTACGTGGCTTATACGCGATTTTGAGAAAAAGTAGTAAATTCGATTAACATAAGCAGACAGGGTTGGTTTAGGAGGGCCGGGCGTTTCTACGCCGGGCCTTTTTTATGCCCTTACTGTACTTTTCTATTATTAAATAAAGGTGAATACAGGTGTGTGGATATTTTTAGGCTAAATTTTGTACTTAATATAAATTTTTTTCACTAAATTCGCCTTAGACCGCGTAGCGGCCCTACAAAGCCGCACGCGGGCTAGGCGAAAAGTTACAAAAGTGAATAAATTTTGAAATAGATTTTTTTGCTTCAGTTTTTGTTTTTATTTTCGGTAACGACAAACGACAAGGATCTAAAAGGCCGCAGCACATTGTAAATGCGGAATATCTTACTACTGGTAGGCGGCGCAGCTGCACTGTTTTTTTTATCACGCTATCGCTTCGGACAAAGAGCCGTATTTTCTTTGCGATCGCTTCGACCTGGCGGCACACTATTTGCCCCAGTTTTGAACGTGGAACTGGCCGTATCAAACCCCACAAACCAGGCTATAGTTGTAAAATCAATTACTGGATCAATAAACGTACAGGGATCAGCTGTAGCCAACGTATCAGCGTTTGGCGATCAGCGCGTAGCTGCTAACAGCGAAAGTATTTTGAAGCTGCAGGCTCGGCCTAGCGCTGTAGGAGTATTTGAAACGGTGCGCGAGCTGTTAAGCCGTCCGCTAGGATCTACCAGCGTAAGTTTTACCGGTACGGCCAACGTTGACGGATTGGTAGTGCCTGTTAGTGAAAGTAAAATGATCTAAGGAATGGACGCAGCTACTTTAATGGGTAGATTGGGGCCGTTTCAAAATAGACGTGAAATGCTTACGGCAGATCAAAGTACCGGCGACATAATAGACGCCATACTGGAAGCACACCGCAGGCACGCACACGACTACAGTAAAATAAGTTCTTTTTTTAACGGTGGATCTAGGAGAGC